ATTTAAAATAAGTTTATAAACATTTTGAATAGTATCTAAATCTAAAATCTTTTCTTCAAGTTTTGAAACTTCACTAGGATCCTTATGTTTCTTAATATCCTTTTTAAGAGAGATCATTTTGTTCTTTGCATTAACACGCTCCGAATATAAACGATCAATGAATTTAGGAACAACACCTTTAAATTTTTGTGTATATAACACATCATACTTCGACAAAGATATCTGTTCCTTTTTCAATAGTTTTTGAAATTTCTCCTCTTCTAAAATAACGGTTTTTCCATTGGAAAGTTTCAATGTATAATTTTTATCTTGTACGTTTATTATTCTTCCTATTTTAGTCTCTGGAGAGACATTTAAAGATATGATAGTGTTTGGATATAGACTATTTGCATCATAACTAACTACGGATTTGCTTAATCCTCTTTCTGGATCATGTACATACCCACCAACATACTCAGAAACAATATCATCCGTCTTAAAGGTTGGCATTATCAAATTATCCATCAATCCTTGATGGGCAATTGCTCCAGTAATAAGAGATACCTTTCCCATTGATTGTTCAAATTGAATAAATCCTTTGTATGAAACATTTCTAATCAAATTTAGATACTTCAACTTCTTATCAAGTTTTACAAGAAGTCTTACGTCTTGTATATTATAATCAACAAATTTATTCCAATCAGTATCTGATAATGTAGATAAATTCGTTGCTCCAATATTAACTTTAGTTTCGCCAAGCTCATACTGTCCAATATAACCCAACGAATAAGATTCTCTATCATTTCTAGCAAATGTCTTATATGCTTCCATATAATCAATACAACTAAGACCTCTTATATACCACCGATTAATTTGTTTTCCAAACTTATCAGTTCCTACATTTTCTCTATAGTATATCTTATTAACGGGAGACAATCTAGCAGCATCTTCTTCTCCAAGAAGATTTATAAATCTAGTCATGATGTAAGGAATATCAAATCCACTAGAATTCCAACCAACTAACATATCTGGAGGTTCCTTTTCCCAAAAGGAAAGAAATCGTTGAATCAATTCAATCTCATTAGAACAATAAAAATATTTTATATTATCTTCTTTAGCGGTGTATTTCTTAGTTCCCCAAGTATAAAAGGTATTATCTAATGTGTTATAAATTGTTATTAGATTAATAGGATCTAATGCCTTTTCAGGAACAGGAAAGGCACCTGTAGAATAGGTTTCGATATCAAAAAAATATATCTTTAAAGGATTCTCACCAAAAGTTGGCTTGTCAATTTCATCTTTATAAGTGCTTAGAAGAAATTCTTGTTCACAAGAAATATTATGAAACAATCGTTTAATCGGAGTGTCATTTACATATTTGCTCCTTTCAAACTGATTCTTAAATGTTATCTTCTTTAAAGGAGTATCAAAAACAGATACAGCATTAGTTCCTTGAGTAGATTCTATATATAAATATGGCTCGTAACTAGTTTCTATCTTTATACGATTACCATATTCATCCCAAGTCCAAAGATGAATTAACTGATCTTTACCATCATAGTATATGTTTCTCCATGCCATATACCCAATATATTTTAAATTTCAGATAAAAGCAAGTATTTTATGCCTTTTGATCGGGATTTAATTTTATAAGATTAGGAGCAAGTGCATTTCTTTCCTTAGATCCCCATGCTGTTGTATATATTGCTTGATATTCATCAAGATGATCTTCTAACCACAATCCTTCGGTAAATTCTCTAGCTTCTTGAGATAATTTCATATATCGACTCACATCAGACGTGATATATTCCAACTGAGAAATTAAATCCTTTCCATTATCGAATTTAATTTTTGCATCACTATAAGTGCATAGATTTTGATATGCACCTGGCATTCCAAACGCACCTGCTTCTATCATTTTAATGTTGCTCTTAGATTTATTAAAAACATTGTCCAAAATAGGAGCAAACACCGCATTACATCCTGTATCATATAAACTCTTAGGAAGATCTAATAGAGGTGACCAATCAACATACTCCATTTCTCCATTTTCAATGAATGGTTTGATTGCTAAAGGATAACAACCCTTCCAAACAAATTTAAATTTCTTTCTAGCCTTTATAATTTCATCTACAACATGCGAGAAGTCATCTTGCATACCAGTTTTATTGGTAACATCTACATGTGTTCCTGATCCTGCATATAAAATTCTAGGACGTTTTTTATTTTTATCATATAATTTTTCTATACGATCTTTGTGATAATACCTATCAAGCCAAAACTTAGGTGCATAATTCGGAATTACTGTAATATTTTTGTTTCCAGTCTTGTTTATATAATATTCTTTCATATAAGGACAAGTAACAGTAATCTCATCAACAATCCCCATAATATTTAAAATATTATCTACAATAGTTTGTTCCACAAACGCTTCTTTACATCTGTTATAATCAGGAATATCGTCTTTGAAGACGATATCATCGACTTCATAAATTAGTCTATAACCAAATTGTGATTTTGCTTTATGCAATTCCATTACAAATGCTGCTTGTGCAGTTGTTGCTTGTCTTTGCATTCGTATTGCTTTAATGTTTTGATAAAACCTAAGATCCAATACCATGCAAGTCAATCCGCTAATAACCGATTTATTATATGAATTTAAACAAAATTCTGGCCATATCATTCTCCAAAATCCACATCCACCATAATCAGCATAGTAGTTTATACTTCTCGGAAGATTTTCTTCTGGCATTTGAACAGGTTTTTGCTTAGGAACACTTACAACTACATTTTCCACATAAGCATATTTTGGAATTCCTGCTGGAATTCCATGTGGAGGATTTGGAATTCCCGAAGAAAGTGCTTTATATTGATAGACAATATTTTCACTAATAGGAACTTCTGTCTTGGATTCAATAGCAGAAGGATTTTTAATCTTTATCATATAATTTTATAATATACTAACAAACATTTAAATAAAAATCAAGTAACTATAAACGTAGTTCCGTTTTTCTTTTCTAATAAAATTGTATTTGTGAATGTCATAGACGAAGCGGTTTTATTATGTGAAATTATGTATATAGTTTCTTGAGTCTTTTCAACTCTATCTTTTAAAACATCCATAACATTAAAAACTCCAGATTCATCTAAAGCAGAATCAAATAACTCATCGTACATACTAATATTAAAAGAAACACCAGTCTGAAGTTTTAATATGTCTTGAAACATGAATAATATTGCAATATCTATACGTTTTCTTTCTCCACCACTAAAATTAAAATATGAACATTCCTTTCCGTTAGAGTTGTATATAGTTTCTTCAAATAATTCATTAAATTCACAAGTACATGGAGCATTTAGTGTTTTTAAATAAAAATTAAGTTGAGAATTCAACACAGAAAGCATTTTTTTAACAATATATGACTTCACACCCTCTTCAGAAACTACAAATTTAGCAGTTTCTAAAATTAAAAGTTGTTTTTGAAGTTTTTGTATTTTATCTTCACTTTCTTTTATTTCCTTTTTAACATTTTCTATGAGATCATCCACATTATCTTTAGAATTTTCAATTTCTTCTATGTCTTTAAGTAATTCTTCGTTTTTATCCTTTAAATGATAAATTTCTTTTGAATCTACTAGTAGTTGTTGAATTTCTTTATTTAAATTTTCAACTTCAAACTTATTAGAAGATATTGCAGACTTTAATGTACGCTTTTTATCAGCAAATGTAGAAATTTTTTTGTTTATTTTTTCGTTTTTGTCTAAATTTGTTGATAATTTTTCGCTTAAATCATTAATATCTATGCAAATATCATCATTTTCATACTTTCTTTTGCATGTTGGGCATGTACCTTCTTTCTTTTTAGCCTCGGAAATACGTTCTTTTATATTTTTAACCTCAAAATCAGATTCCAACTGATCTTTGAACAACTTTTGAAGTTCATTTTCTATTTTTAACAATCCATCTTCTAATTTTAGAGTAGAGTTTTCCTTCGATATTATAAAATCTCTTTTTTCTTGTATTTTAATTTCTATAGAGCTATTATCTATATACAAATCAATCTTTTTAGTATTATCTAGTATCTTATTTTTTAAACTTTCAATCTTTTGTGTTTTTATTTCTTTATTTTTCTCAATTTGATTCTGATAAAGACTTAAATTTTTATTTTGAGTAGAAAAAACGGATCCTAAAATATCATTTTCCTTTTTATATTCATTATAATCCGCTCTAGTCTTCAATAACATTTGACCAAAAATTCCTAAATTCAAAATACCCTCTACAAATTTCCTCTTATCTATTTTTTTCTGAGCCATGAATGGTAATGTATTGTTTGCAGTCATTATAACTGCATTCTGAAACACCTCTTCATTTGCTCCTATAAGCTCTTTAATAAGCTCATCAGTCTTTGGCATAGTAGAGAGAGTTATATCATTACCATCTTCTAATAATACGATTTTAGTGGGTTCTAATGATCTTGTTAATTTATATTTCTTTGATTTATTGTTTATTTCTATAATAAACTCCATAACAACAACACAATTTTTGTCTGTTTGATTATGGATTACCTTATCTTTTTTAATATCTCTTATAGTAGAACCAAACAAACACCAATAAACAGATTCTACAAGAGAACTTTTACCAACTCCGTTTCTCCCGCCTTTATCACTGTTTATTCCTGTTATTAGAGATATTCCACTATCAAAATCCAATTCTATTGATTTATCTCCAATAGATAAAAAATTTTTAATAGAAATTTTCTTAAAAATAACTTTTTTCACATTTAAAGTATATAACAACTTTAAATAAAATCAATCTAACAAAAATTTATTTTCCCAATAAAAAGTTTCATTTGGATATGAATTGATATCTTTTAATTCTCTTTTCATAGGCATACCAAACATACCTTCTATTCCAGAATCTGTATTAGAATATTTTTTATTAAAAATAAAATCTCTATTATATGCAGTATAATGCATAATTCCAGATTTAACTCCTTCTACCTTACTACCATCATGATAGTTTACTATAAAGGGCATTTCTGTTTTGTAAATACATTTACCAGACGATTGTATTCTCCAAAACATATCAGTATCTTCTTCCCCTATTCCCAATAAACGTTCTTCAAACCAACCAACTTTTGCTATTAGTTTTCTATTTACAAAATAATGAGACCAAGAACCATTTATCGCACATATATTTTCTTCGGAATCTTGTTTTGAAACATTTTCTAAAGCTTCAAATGAAAATCCTTCTGAAATAATCACATCATCATTTAAAATAAAATTCCAATCACACGGACTTGTTATTAAAAGAGTATTCCATAGTTTAGATAGACTTCTAAATTCTGGAAACATAGAAATCATACAATTTTTAGTATTTGCTGCTAATTGTAAAATATCTTTGCGATAATTTTCATCAAACGGACATTTATATTCTCCATTAACTGCCAAAACAATTGGCCAATCTCCCTTACTTCTTATAAAATTAACAAGAGATTGTACTCTTTTTAATCGAGCTTTAAATGTTGTTATTCCTATTGCGAAACTCATAATAATTGTTCAATACAGAGTCCAATCGTTGAATAGTAGTGTGATTGTTCAAGACTTTTTGATATCCATTATTTGCTATTCTTAATCTTTCCTTTTCATTCTTAGAATAATAATTTATTTTATCTATAGCATCTTCCAAACTATCATAATAAACTATATCTTCACCATCTTTAAAAAGAAGCTCTAATCCTCTATCTTCTGATAATCTATCTGTTATAACCATTCTATTACAATACATTCCTTCAAATATTCTTCTTGTAACTTCTTTGTATCTGCTATTTTGGATTACAATCTTTCCACTACTCAATATATCTCTTTGAAGTATATTAAAATCTCTTTTATTTGAAAATCTATTACCTAAAACGTTTTTAATTTGATCTAAAAATGGAGTATCACCATCCCCTCTAGTACTAACTAAATCAAAAGACGGTTTTATATCGATATTTTCTACTCCATCAATTGCATCTGCAAAATGAGTCCAATATATAGCATTTATTTCATGTTTCTTATATTCATTTAAAGAAACTAAATCTGGAGTCAGTACTAAATCAAATTTGTATGCTTTTGAATAGTTGTTATTAAATCGTTGTGGATCATCACCAGCTTCTAATACGGTATATATGTTTGGAAAATACTGTTTATCTAATAATGGATGATCAAATTCACCATAATCCATATGAAAAAGAATATCTGGTTTATATTCTCCACTTTGAATATGTTGATATAAAGCAGTTAATCCTGCTGATGTATATCTTTTATTCTTATCATACAAAGAATATATTCTACATTTTATATTTCTTTTTCTACACTCATTTACTATAGAAAGCGGAGTTGACCACTTTTCATCGGGCATCCAAGCAAATAAAAACGCTATATTTAAATTATTTTCCATCTAATCGATCATGGCAAAATAAGCCATCTCCTGTTATTACACTAAATTCTTGAGAAGTCCACCAAGAAGTTGCTGCGGTTTCAATATCTGTATTATCTATACAAAATTTAGGTATTATATGTTCTTTATAAAATTCTTTTCTCCAAATGCAAGGATTATTTGTAAAATTTGCATTTTCAGATTTAAATTTATACCAAACAGGAGATTCATTTATCATCTCACAATGTTCAGGGAAGTCTTTATGTGGATTTTCTCTCCAGTGTGTACATTCTCCTAAATGAGTCATGCATTTATGTTCTTGTCCCGAAAGCCATCTTGAATACAAAGGATTTCCTGGAGATTTTCTACTTCTAAGTCTAGCAACGTCTGCTACTTTTCTATGAATTAAATCTGTTCCCGTTTTTAAAATGTCATTAATTTTATTAAAATCATCTTCTATAATAAAAAAATCATCTTCTAATAAAAGAATATTATCAGAACTGCAATTTTCTACTAGATATTTAAAACCAGCAGCAATCCACTTATTAGAATCTGCAATATGACTTTCTATATTAAATTGTTTTATGACATCTTC